TTCTAGAATAAATTACCTTACACAGCGTAGAAAAATCAACCTAAGCTAGTTTCAAACGCAATATAATTTACTATTGACAGATATGTGATATAATACTCCCTAATTGCATAACGGATATACCGAGGCGTGACCATTTTTGGTTGCGCCTTTTTTGTTATGCTGTAGTATTTATTTAAAAAGAAAGGAAAATCTAGTATGCCAATGACAACTAGAACCGACATCACACAAGAAGTGTGTGCATTCTACGACAGAGCCTTGCTTGTAAGAGCTACTCCAGCTTTTATTCATACAAGGTTTGCACAAGTCCGAGACCTTCCTAGGAACTCTGGGACTAATATTATTAAATTCAGGAGATACGGCTCACTAACCGCCAATACTACCGCTCTACAAGAAGGTGTCACCCCATCAGGAACAGCCCTTACTGCAACTGATGTGACAGCCACTGTTTTGCAGTATGGTGATTATGTAACCCTAACCGATATAGTGGAGATGGAGACCTACGACCCAATCTTGACTGAAACAGCCGAGATTTTAGGCGAGCAGGCGGGAGACTCTATCGATCAACTAATGAGAACAGTTATTGCTGCTGGTACTACTATTCAGTATGCCTCCACGGCTACAACTGATGGTACCGTTAGTTCTGCTATGGTGTTAAATAGAGCAGAAGTTAAAGAAGCTGTAAGAACCTTGAGGGGTAATAACGCCAAACCCGTTACTACCATGGTCGATCCCTCAACTGGCTACAATACAGTTCCAGTGGGTCGTTCGTTCATTGGTATCGTATCGGAAGATACAGCCTACGATCTTGACGATGCTACGGGATGGATTCCAGTAGAAAAGTACCCTAACAAGTCGAATGTTATGGAGGACGAGATAGGTTCACTTGCAAATGTCCGATTCCTAATGACGACAAATGCTTATGTGGATTCCACAGGCGGCGTTTCATCGGGTCCTGTACATTACACACCAATATTTGGCCAGAATGCTTATGCTATGACCAGAATCTCTGGTGAGACCCTAAAGAACATCGTAAAGCCTCTTGGTTCAGCAGGGACAGCGGATCCACTAAACCAAAGGTCAACAAGTGGTTGGAAACTAACCTTTGTTGGAAAGATTCTTAATCAGAACTTCATTGTGGTAGTTCACCACGGAGTAACTGCTTAAGCTGTATAAAATTTGATTAAAGAAAGGAAACTATATGGCAATTACAGTAAGTACAAAACAACCGTTGAATACGAATAGAATGGCAACAGGTATGTATATCGATACGGGAACGGAAGCAGCCTACACCTTCTCCAATCTTGGGTTCAAACCCAGATATGTTAAGGTTGTAAACTTAACTTCAGGGGATCAGGAGGAATGGTTCGAGGGAATGACTGCAGGCCACGCTCATAAGAGATTGGCGGCAGGTACGGGAGCGCCTCTTACCTCTCTTGGTATCACAGTCAGTGCAACAGGGTTCACAATCGGTCTTGATACAGATATCAATAAAGATAGTGAGCAGGTGCATTGGATGTGTTTGGGCTGATTGCTTTAGGGTAGTATTCTTGGTAATATTACCGCATGCAATTAACCAAACCCTGTCTTGTTTGCCACAAGACAATAATAAAAAGGCAAAACAGATCTTTGACAGCTTGGAATGAACGCACAAAGTTTTGCTCTCGCAAGTGTCGGGAAGTTTGGATGAAAACTAAGATGCTTGGAAACAAAAGCTCTTTAGGTGTTAAACACACCGAAGACTGGAAACACATGATGAGCAAACCCTTTAGCGGAGACAAACATCCGCAATGGAAGGGCGATCTTGTTGGTTACAACGGAGTACATAGGTGGTTAAACAAGACCTATGGAACTCCCACATATTGTGAGAACCTCAAATGCGTTTATCCAAGACAAGGTGCAAAGAAATGGTTAGAAAAGCCCTATAAGTTTGAGTGGGCTTTACTAAAAGGAAAGAAGTATAGTCGGGACAGGAAAGATTATATGTGGCTCTGCACAGCCTGTCATCGTAAGTACGATAGTAATTAATTAATTATTGTTAATCCCCGCTCAGTGGTGGGCGGGGTGAGACGGAAAGTGAGATAAAATGAGTAAATATAGTTTAGCTTCTCAGGGAGATCTTGAGTTAGAAAAAGCATTGAATGAGTTATCTGTAATGGGTAATGGTGTTCCTGTAACTACAGGTAACATCTATTTTGTTATACCCGCCAGTGATTCTAATTATGTAGAGTTCTATAATAAATATCAGAAAACCTACAGTGACGGAACAAAAGCTGTACATAACACACTCGCATCTGCTTATTCAGCAGCAGTCAGTAACAGGCACGATGTAATTATGTTATCTGCAAACTCCGCACACGAACAAACCGCAATGGTAAGTGTTGTTAAAAACAGACTTCACTTTGTTGGGATGGGCTTAAGAGCGGGTGCAATGGGTATGGGTGCTAGAGCAAGAGTAACAATGGGTGTAACTGCAGCGGCTACTGACATTGCAGTTGTACAGAATACTGGAGTTGGTAATACATTCAGGAACCTAAAGTTTGTAAATTCCAACACTAAAGATGAAAGTAGATATGCCTTTGCAGAAGGCGGAGAATACTCAATCTTTGAGAATTGTGAGTTTTTTGAGGATGAACAGCTTGATGATACGGCAGCAGCAGATGTCTTAAACAACGGAGATTCAGCACAATGGATTAGATGTAGCTTTGGATCAACAGCAGTTATTGTTGCTGATGACAAAATACATCCTAATATGCTTTTAACCAGAGAAACTATCACAGGAAAAGTTTGTAGAGACAACATCATTGATGATTGTTTATTTCTTGTTAAGACAGCGGGTGTTGAAGCAGTTAGAATCTATGGTGCAAACGCAACCGATGTGGAAAGAATGTTGTTAGTTAAGAACTCCGTGTTTTTAGCCAATATTCTCGGTGCAGCCACTCCAGATCATGCAGTCGGATTTGGTGCAGCTCAAACACAGGGAACAGTATTACTAAAAAACTGTACTTCCGTTGATCACACTGTTATGAAACAAGCATCTAAGAGTATCTATGTGGATGGTGCAGTACCAACACACGGTACTTCAGGCGTTGCAGTAACAGGTTAGTGTAGATTATTAGGCAATCGGCGGGGAGTGGGTTTTTTGTCCATGTCCCCGCCGTGCGAGTATAAAGTTTAGAAAGGCAGAAATATGGCAAGTCCTTATACAGATTCAATGATACAATTAGACGGAAATGGTAATCCTATTTATTCTCCACTACCGTTTTTAACTAAGAAGACAATAGACTTTATTGGCGGTACTCCCCATGCAATCGGGGATTACGATGGCACGGGCGATCCTTTCACTATATTCACAGTGACTGGAGATGTAATGTGTTTTGTCGTGGGTGTTTGCAAAGATACTCTAGTAGGCGGAGCTACCTTGGAGGTAGGCGTTACGGGAGCTACTGCGGCGATTCTGGCACAAATAGCAGACGCTACAGGTCTTGTAGTAAACGAAGTATGGGGTTCGGATGCTACTCCAAGTTTAGCAGAAGCTATGACGGCTAGGTGGCATTTTATTGGTGGTGGATTGGACATTATAGGGAACATTGGAACTGCCGACATCACGGCTGGAACGATTGACTTTTATTGCTTTTGGAGACCCCTTAGTGAAAATGGGCGTGTAGTTGCTACTTAATTAAGGTATAATAAGCACATGACACCTGTACAATTATCCGCATACTTACGGCTTAAAACCCGTACAAACAGCACTACTTTAACTAACGCAGACCTCGTAATATTAGCCAATGTAGTAAAGGACAGGCTGGTAACAAGAGCCTTAGATACGGACGAGGATTTATTTTTAGTACCTACATACCTAAACCTTGTGGCAAACCAGAGGGAATACCCGTTACACGCAAACCTACTTTCGAGAATAAAACGGGTGGAGGCTAAACTAGACGCTTCTGGTTATATAAAACTAAGAGAGTTTGATCTCACGCAGTATAAATATCCCATATCCACGGAAACAGATATTACCGAACACTTTGGAAATAATATGGGAGAAGCGTCCTTTGACATCATGAGAAGTGCTATATGGATTTATTCTGGGACAATTACAAGCGTCACAGACGGGCTAAAGGTTTGGCTTAATACAGTTGTGCAGGATCTATCGAACATGGCTTCCACGGTAGACATGAGCGTTGACCCGACTACTACTGCACACGGGATACCTAGAACGCTTCACGATGTTCTGGCCACAGGCATGATAATCGAGTGGAAAGAAAGCAGAGAGAAACCGCTGCCATTAAGTCAGAGAGAGCAAATGTACGAGGAGCAGGTTAGAAAAGCTATGCAATCTCTGAAGGGGGTAAATTATGACAGGGATGTGATAGGTACAATTCCTTACTCAGACGGGAGTGAGTACTGATGCCTATTTACGAGGATATTACGGTAGTACCTAGAGGAACTGGTACATATACGAATGTAGAGAAACCGACAGCATCATATACGAATGTAGAGAAACCGTATATAGAGTCTTTAGCCATTTTAATGGAAAACGGAATAAAGATTACTTGTGAGAATAGTGTGGTTATGGAAGTACAGGGAGCTTTTTAATATGGGATATAAAATAAATACAGACTTTGAAGAGTTGACAGCACAGCCCGCAAACGGGGACATGGTTCCTATTGTAGATGTGTCAGACATTACGCAAGGTGCTAATGGTTCTACTAAAAAGGTGAGTGTACAAAATCTTCTCCTAGGTGCTGGGGTCGCCCTATCTAAGGCGACAGGTGCAGAATTAAACACAGGCACAGATGACGCTAAGTTTGCTACGGCTAAGGCTATTGCAGACAGTTACCTTTTTGGATTAAAAAATGGTTGGGTTACTGCTAATGAAGAATGGACTTACGCTTCGGCCGATGCTCCAACATTTACTATCACCGTTCCTGCTGGTGCTGCGTCTCGTTACGAAGTCGGTATGAGGATTAAGTTGACACAAACCACAGTTAAATACTTCATTATTACAGTCGTGGCAGATACGGTCTTGACAGTTTACGGGGGAACGGATTATTCTGTGGTTGCTGCGGCTATAAGCGCCAACTCTTATTCTCCTATGAAAGCACCTTTGGGATTTCCAACAAGTCCGTT